TTCAGCAAATAATTTTCAAAAAGGGTCTTTGAACGTAACTCCAGGGGTACAGTTGAGGATACCAGCTGACAAAGCGTCGGTAATACAATTATTTGAAGAAGTAAATAAAAACAGATAATGTCTAAAGTAGGACAACAAACACCACAAGGGCAGCCTCAAGATGTAATAGGAGGAGGAATAGATGGCAGTATAGTTAAGCAACTTATTGCCCGTGAAAAACTTGTGTCTACTGCGAAAAAAGATAAGAACCAGTTATTATTTTTTAACGGTAATGGTGCCTGGGCCAGACTAGTATCTAGTATAAACACTATTACTAAAGAAGAAACACAAGATCTAGCAACTGGAAAAAAGACTATCAAGGAAGTAACAGGTAATAAAAGCCTAGCTTACAATAACGTACTTATGGGCGGGGTATTAAAACAAGGAACACCGCAACAACCTACATCATTAGGAGGAGGAGTAAATGAAAGTAAACATAATCCTATAAATATAGATTTTGATGGATTTGCTACTGCTGGGGATATGAAAAATAGTGCTTACCATAAATATGAAAGCTTAGGATTTAGACCTACCCCAGGTATTAATTCGGTTTCTGTGAAGTCTAAAGGTACATACGGTAGTTTGAGAGAAGCAGAAGTAAATGTAACTGTATGGACTTTAGAGGATTTAGAAATGATGCAAGCCCTTTATCTAAGACCAGGATTTACAATACTATTGGAATGGGGGCATTCCCTACAATTAGACAGTGAGACAGGAACTATTAATAAAGACATACAGTTTTATAGAAAATTTTTAACAGGTAAAGTACCTAGGGATACTGTACAACAGAATTTAACAGACATAGCTTTTGATTCTGATTACAATTACGATGCTATGGTTGGATTTGTTTCTAACTTTAACTGGTCTTTTAGAGAAGATGGAGGATATGATTGTATGATAAAAATTATCTCTTCTGGTACTGTATTAGAGTCTATAGCAGTTACTTTTGATACATCCAATGTATATCCACCAAATCAATTAGATTCTTGGTCTAACGATAAAGGTAAAAAAGAAAGAAGGTCTATCTATCATAAGTTATTTGTAGAATTAGAACACCTAGTAGGAAACCCAGGAGAAGGATTCCAAGCTGTAGTACAAGAAACCGGTGAATTTATAGATGCAACAGTTGACGTAGCACAAGCAGCTCAACTCGCATTACAAACAGGAAATATAGATCCTCTCGTATCAGCATCAGCCGTAGCAGCAGAAGAATTTACAGAAATTTTCACAGGAGATGACGAGGATGCATTTGAAAGGTTACAAAGCGTGCAGACTACAAACGGCCGTGCACTAATTGCAGATCCTACTTTTAAAGCTAAGTACGATACTGTATTGAATGGAGGTAGCCATTCCTACGGATCGAGAACATATACCTGGACTAGAGAAAACCCTATAGCACAACACCCAGAAGCCCCGGTAGTGGACTACCTCAAAAAGCAATTTTCAATCTATGGACTTACTTTTGAAGAAGCAACTTTAGGACAAAACGAAGTTAGAATTAAAGTCAACGGTACTGATAGAGAAAAAGTATTTGATTTAAATTGCTTTACAGCACAAGGTTCTCGAGCCGAGACATACGATATAATGGATTATATAGTTGAAAACGGTAAATTACCGGGTAGTTAATATAGTAAGAAATGGCAAGTAATTATACAACAAAAACACTACCCTACCTAGACACCAGACCAAAATCTGGAGCAAGTATTCCTTCTGGGGAAAAGGCTAATGCTGTTTATATTGCTAATTATCTTAAATCTCAAGGATATACAAAAGCCGGAGCACAAGCCGTTCTTGCTAATGTAAATAGAGAAAGTTCTTTTAATCCTGCAATCCTTGAAAGAGGTGTTGGAGGATCTTCAGATATAGGAGGAACAGGCGGATACGGTCTCATCCAGTGGACAGGACAAAAAACAGCTGATGGAAAGTTAAGAAGAAGAGGTAAGCTTGAAAAAGCAGCAAATTTTAATGTTGCTACAAGAGATAGTTTAGATTTTCAAACCAAATATCTAGTTAGTGAAGTAGCAGGAAAAGCTATAGCAACTACTTTAAAAACAGAACAAGATCCTGTAGCTGCTACCTTAGACTTACTATTCTTAGATATTAGACCTGGCTCAGCTATCAGAGTAAAAGATTCTATAAAAAATGGACAGACTCCTTCTGCAGATGATATAAAGAGAGTACAGCGTAGAGTTGATGCTATATGGGAAGTACAGTCCATTGTTGATGAAGTATATGGAGATTCACCTCTAGGAGATAACACAGGCTCAGCTCCAACAGCTACTGGAACAGGAGGTTCTACAGCTACTACTCCTAATTCTGCTAATGCAGATACAGTTAATGCTCAAAGTAATGCCATCCAATCGTCTACTGGAATACCAGCAATAGACCAAGAACCTATTTACACTAAAGATAGTTTTGTCCGTAATACAGCTCAGCATTTTAAGAAAATGTTAAGTGGGTTTGTAGCTTTTAGACTAAAAAATGTAGAAGAAAAAGACACAGGTGTACTAGATAATGATGATTTAAATGAATTCTGGATACCTTTATTTGTAATTTTAGACATTTATAATCAATACGTAAGTCTTTTAGACGGAACTACAGAACCTCAAAAAGGGTCTAATACACCTGGAAGAAAATTAACTCAATTTTACACCGGATATCAAGAGAAAGATATATCAAAAAAAGAATATGAAAAAAAATGCAAATTTTTAACTAATGAAATGCATTTTTCGATAGATCCTATGGTATGTATACTACCTAAACCTTTATCTAATATTACTTTATATGATAGTAAAGGCCTGGTAGTACCGTGGACTGATAATTGGGTTCTTTCTGATGAACAGTTTTATGCTCCCGGTCTTGTATATAAAAACGGATTTCATAAAAATGTACTTGAAGCGTTTGAAAGAGGGTTAATAAGAGGTAGTACAGACGATATACTCAATATACTTATTTCTTGCCAGTTTCTACAAGACGAATTAGACAAAATTGTAAAAAGCTCTTCTGATTCAGATCAAAACGAAGGTAATGATATGGTTTCTTTTATGAGAACTGTATTAACTGCTTGTAATGAATCTATGGGAAGTATAAATGATCTAGATACGTTTTACGATGAGAAAGACGATTTATTTTATGTAATTGATCGAAAAGTAACTCCTCCTTTACGTAATTTTATTCCAACTATTAGTTTAACCGGTATCCGATCTATAGTTTCTAAATTATCTATAGAAAGTAAGATAGGTTCTAATATAGCTAACATGATATCTGTTGCAGCTCAAGGAACAGGTGGGCATACTAAAGATAATATAGCTCCATTGCTTGAGTGGAATAGAGGACTACTTGATAGGCACATAATTCATAAAGCTCAAAAAAATGACGAAAATGGCCAGCAAGTAGAAAAAAGAGAAACACCAGAAGATGAGAGATTAAAAAAATGGACCATTGCCTACTACGCTTTCTGGGAAGAATTTAACGGGAACTCAGGTTTCTGGGCAGATGATGGGGATTACGATAAAAAAGCAATTGCTAATATTAAAGGATACCATAAAGAATTTTGTCAAAAATGGGTGGTAGACAAAAGAAGTAAAGATCCTAATGATCCTGTACCTGCACCAGGTGTTATACCTATTGAACTTTCTTTTACTATGATGGGTATAGGAGGATTGAAAATTGGTCAAGCATTTTTAGTTGAAGAAGGACTTTTACCACAGCAATACTCAGATAACTTTGGATTTATAATCACAGGAATTTCTCATAATATACAAGACGGAAAGTGGACTACAGATGTAAAAACTCAATTTTACTCTACCCGAAAACCAACAGCCGAAGAAATAGCTTACTTTAAAGAAAAATACGGTGCAAGTACTAAACCTTATAAATCTACTTCTACTACAGGTTCTAGCACTGGCGGAGGATCATCAGCACCGGTAGTTACGGAAGGTCAAACTGTATTTACTTCCCCTGATCTATACATACCTCCTAACGGAAGAGTAACATATCGATCTGATATTTCAAAACAGAAACGCCCAGTACCGGTTCAAAAAAAGCTAATGGATATAATGGCCCAAGCTGCAGAGGAATGTAATGTTAAAGTAAGTATTACTTCTGCGGGTAATGTGCCAAGGCCTCAACGAGATACAGCTTTATTTGCAGGAAATGGTAGAAACAATGTTAATTCACTAGGAAGCGTTAGACACGATAACGGATTTGCAGCAGATATTAAAATATACGACAGTAGTGGCCAATTGCAAAATGTTTCAGAGGCAGTTACCCCGGTAGCGTTACAGTTTTTTAAAGCTATAAGAAGATTAGGTGTACATTGTATAGGAACGGGCAATAACTACATGGGCGGAGTTACAGCTCATATTGATATATGTGCTGGAAACTCTAAAACAGGTACAATAAAAACTAATTTTACAGCGCCCGAAAAAGGACCAGTTTCTTCTTGGCTTAGACAATTTATGAAAGATACTAGAACTGCACTCAATGCCCCATCAGGTACAGCAGGAGGACAAAGCTTTAAATGTTACGATTAATATGTATTTACCAAAATCTCAATATAAAATAGTTAAGCAAACTGATTTATCCGACAATACAGTATTGTTGAAAAATGCAGCAGGTGAAGAAATAAGCCAAAATGTAGATGTAATTTTAACATCTTTTGGTACTATTTTTGATAAAAAAGGTATTGATTTTGATAAAGGAGATTTTTCTAATGCAACACAGCTTTTCATAGAAGAATTTGATGAAGACGTAGATAGAGATACAGAAGACAATCCAACATTATCTTCTAGTGATAGAACTGTTGCACTAAAACTTCCTCCTACTAGTGAAGATCGAAAAAAAGGAGTAATGCAAAGATGTTTCTACAAGAATAAATGTACCGGAAAATTAAAAGAAATTTCTAAAGTACAGCTTTTAAATCTAGCTCGTACACCTGATAAGTGTGTACAGCTTGCCACAATGAACTGGCTAATAAAAGGTCCTGCAAAAGACCAGACAATTAAAGGGTATGTTTTAGAAGGAGTAGAGTCTAGAAATAAAAGATCATTAGAAGAATTAAAAAAAATTATGCCTGGAGTGGAAGCCATAGTAAAGTCCCCTTTAGAGTACGTTGATGATACATTTATACCAACAGGAAAAGAAATTAAACCTCAAGATAAAGATATAGTTATACCTTCCCCAGGGAAAAGGTTGTAGATACGAAATATTTTCGTATATTATAAAAAAGGTTATTAATAAGTGTTTTATTTACTAGAGTCTCAAGAACAGCTTCAATGGTTAGAAAACCAGGTACAGAGTCCGCTTTATGTGGATGTAGTAAGTACTAATGATTATTTCCATTCTAAATTAACTTCAACAGTTGGAGTATATGTTAGACCTATACACGATACTCAAGGATATTTTATTCCTATTTCTCATGATGATGGACTTAATGTAGAAAAAGACCGTGTCTATGATGTTCTTTTAAAAGCAGAGAAACTATATACATTAAATAAGAAAACTCTTCTATACCACTTTAATTTACAGAGAGCAATAGACATATCGTTAGTATATTCTATAAATCTTTATAAGAAATTAGAGTATTCTAGTTTAAATAATACAATAGACTGGTATTATCGTAAGTACAGTGAAAAAATAGATATCAACAAGCTTATTCCTATCAGTAAATTGTACGAAAGGTGCGAAGATATTTACAATCAGGTAAAAGACAGTATCGAATTAGAAATACCTGACGGTTTTGATTTTTATAATAAGATTGCAACTAATGTATTTTACTTGTTAGAGCAGAAGGGTGTTGGAATAATTTACGACGGGTTTAATAAGATGTTTAAGCCTAAAAATCCTCTGTATAATACATATAATAACGTAGTTTATACCGATTACAACCTATATAACAGCACATCTAGACCTACAAATACGTTTAATTCAGTTAATTTTGCTGCAATTCCTAAAACTCCAGAGCATAGAAAGTGCTTTAAACCGCAAAATGATTTTTTTGTAGAATTTGATTTTGATGGATACCACTTGAGATTACTAGCCGATCAGTTAAACTACCCGTTAACGGACGAATCTGCTCACAAACAACTAGCAAAGCAGTATTTTGGTAAAGACGAAATAACAGATGAAGAATACAACAAAGCAAAGCAAATTAATTTTCATGCCATTTATGGAAAAATACCTGAAGAGTATAAAAATCTTAAGATATTCAAAGAAATACAGGAGTATATAGATGCTATGTGGAAAAGCTTTAAAGAAACTGGATATGTGTTTAATCCTCAATCAGGAAAAGCTTTTAACAGCAACCTAGAAGATATGAACCCAGCCAAGCTAATGAATTATATGATGCAATCGTTGGAGACTTCAAATAATATCATTATATTAAAAGATATATTAAAGTATTTAAGAAATAAAAAATCTTTTATCACTTTATATACCTACGATGCCGTTTTATTTGATTTTAGTAAAGAGGATGGCAAAGAAACTTTAGAAGAAATACAAAAAATAATGGAAAATCAGGGGAAATACCCTGTAAAATTTAAATATAGCACTAACTTAATGTTATAGAACAGCACAACTATTTATATATGATAACAAATGTAACAAGACCTAAGTTCGATTACGACATCGAACCTTTTTTTACCAGCGAGGATATGAGTAATAAGCTGTTTTGTACTTTTTCTACTGAACAAAGTCTAGAAGAAGTATTAACTACTATACAGGAGAAGTATAAAATTATCTATAATAAAATCTTTGTACTTTATTCGAAAAGTCAAGATGAGTATATATGTACCTATAATGTTGATTTTGGTAATATTGGTACTTTTTTAGATAATACCATTTTAGTACATAGAAAGAAAGAAACAAATACTCTCTACACAATTAATGCTTTAAATACATTAATTAAAGACTTGAATGACGGTGTACTAGATACAAACTACCGAATCAACTGGCCTGATTATAAAAACTGCATTCTCCTTACTAAAGGCCCAGAACTTAAGAGAGTAAATACTAAGTTATATAAAATTATTGAATTATAGTTGGTTCTTTAATTTTTTCTTCTTAAATTAATAATAAGTTATATTTTTAAATTAGTTATATATGGACATTAATGCTATCCGCGCAAAATTAGATGCGTTAAACAACAACGGTCAACAGAAAGAAAAGACCGACTATTCCGAAATTTTTTGGAAACCTGAACTAGGTAAGCAAACAATACGAATTGTACCTTCTGCTTACGATCCTGCTATGCCATTTAAAGAATTAAAGTTTCATTACGGTATTGGAAAATACCCGATGATCGCTTTATCTAACTTTGGTAAGCAAGACCCAATCGAGGAGTTTGTAAAAGAGCTTCGTAAAACTAACGATAAAGACAACTGGTCTTTGTCTGGTAAGATTTCTCCTAAAACTCGTATCTTTGCTCCTGTTGTAGTAAGAGGAGAAGAAGAAAAAGGAGTTCGCCTTTGGGGATTTGGTATAACTATTTACAAAGCACTTTTGGCTCTAGCCGAAGATGAAGATGTAGGAGATTACACCGATGTACTTAACGGATGGGACTTGGTAGTAGAACAAGCTCAAGGTAATCCTTACCCAACTACTACTGTTCGAATTAAACCAAAACAAACACCTCTATCTGATGATAATAATCAAGTAGATACTTGGCTAAAAGAACAGCCAAACCCAGCTGATTCATTCACTCAGTATGATTATGAGTTTATCAAAAAACAATTGCAGAATTACTTAGATCCTAACTCAGTTGAAGAAGATTCACCTGCTGCATTGCCAGGAGGTACAGATAATGATCTTCCTACTAGTCTCGGTACAAATAAAACAGATTTTACTTTAGAGACTGCTACTGTTGGGAATAAAGGAACTGTAGATAAATTTGATGACTTATTTAACGAGTAATGGCGAAAAAGAAAGAAGTTCAAGAAAAAGCAACTGAAGCTGTAAGAAAATCCTTTAATCTTAGTAATTTTAAAAAGAAAAAAGGATTTTCTAACTCCTCAGTGAAATTTAAAGAGCAAGGATGGATTCCTTTATCTAAAGCCTTCCAGGATATAACTTCCTTACCCGGTATTCCTACCGGTCATATCACTCTTTTGCGTGGACATAGTGATACGGGCAAAACAACTGCCCTATTAGAAGCTGCGGTGAATGCTCAAAAAATGGGCATTCTCCCGGTCTTCATTATTACTGAGATGAAATGGTCTTGGGAACATGCAAAAGAGATGGGGCTAGAGTTTGAGGAAGTAAAAGACGAAACCGGAACTGTAGTTGATTACGAAGGACATTTTCTTTACGCCGATAGAGGTGGTTTAAATACTATTGAAGATGTAGCAGTTTACATTGCCGATCTTATGGATGAGCAGGCAAAAGGTAACCTACCTTATGATTTATGTTTCTTCTGGGATAGTATTGGCTCAGTACCTTGCGATTTATCTGTTCGTTCTAATAAGAATAATAACGAATGGAATGCTGGTGCGATGTCGACTCAATTCGGTAATAACTTAAATCAAAAGATTCTTTTATCTCGTAAAGAGAACTCTCCTTACACTAATACTATGGTTGCTATCAATAAGGTTTGGACTATGAAACCTGAATCACCAATGGGACAACCTAAGTTACAGAACAAAGGAGGTATGTCTATGTGGTATGATGCTACTTTAGTTATTACTTTTGGTAATATTACTAACCCAGGTACTTCTAAGATTAAAGCTATCAAAGACGGACTTCAAG